AATTAACATTCCACCGCCTAAAGTGCAGACATTTGATGGTGCTGACATTATCCCCTGGCTGAATATAGGGGACGCGCATATAGGAATGCTGGCCCACAAGGATGAGGTCGGCCAGAACTTTGATCTAAAGATTGCTAAGACGGAACTTTTGCAAGCAGCATTTGATCTGATCGACATGGCTCCTGATTGCGAGCGCATGGTCGTTAACGATCTAGGCGATGGTACGCACTACGAAAACATGGCGGCAATGACAGAACGCAGCGGACACCAAGTTGATTTTGACAGCCGCTTTCCAAAGATGATCGAAGCCTACCTAGACATTATGGAAGCCATTATAGAAAAGGCTCTAACCAAGGCCGTGACGGTTGACGTAATCATCAACCAGGGCAACCATAGCGAGACCAACGATTATTGGGCTGCACACTACTTTAGGCGTCTGTATGGGCGTTTAGGAAGCAATCGCGTCAACGTCCTAAAGAACGAAAGCCCATTTATAGGCTATCGCATGGGCGATACGTTTGTTCTGGTTCACCACGGTCACAAGTGCAAGCCAGAAGCATTGCGTCAAATCATGTCAACGGACTACAGGATCGACTGGGGCGAAGCCAAGTTTTGCTATATAGATGGAGGCCATATACATCATTTTAGCGCCAAGGAACTAGGCGGCGCTCAGTGGGAGAGCTTTAATAACCTGGCCCCAATGGATAAATACGCTCACGATGGCGGCTGGCGCTCTAAGCAAGCCATGACGCTTGTTCTGCGATCTCGCACCTATGGGGATATAGGGCGCTATAAAATGCCCATCGAAAAGGTCTGGAACGCAATATCTAAGGTTAATCCAAAGCATTACATTCCAGAACCTAAACGAGCTTTCTCTGCTTAATTTGTTTGATGTGCATATCCCGCAAACCTAAGCCATAAGCCATTTTGCGGGATATTGTTGTTAGAAAAGTGACACGTTATCTGTGGCGAGGATGGTTCCCGTTATCCTCTCCGCACATATAGGCAGCGCCTATGATGAAGGAGAACATTAAAAACAGTGTCATTTGCCTATCCTAACCTAGTGATGAACGTGACGCCGTTTACAATGCGGCGCTTCAACGCCTTTCCCTTGCTGATTATATAGCGTTTCATTTGCTTTGTTCCTGTTCCTTGCGGCGCTCTGCGAACGTCTTTCCGTCTGCACCGCGCAAAGGCCATGCGCTGTCCGAACTTACGCGATACGTCCTGCCCAGTGGGGCTGCTTGTGCTGGACTAATCATCTGCCAATACCTCCGGTGCTGGTTGCAAGCCCTCCATGAACTTTGCCCACACCGCCAAAGCGCCTGTGATAAATGGGCCATCGTCTTGGTCACCAGAACGAATCTGGCGGATAAATTCTGCGTTGCCGTGCATCATCTCAACACGATCCGCGACCACGCCTCTAAGTTCAATCAATGTCATCTTAAAATGTCCTCTCCGTTGCAAACATTGTTAGCATAACTGCCAGCCAAATTACTGACGCCCAAAATTGAGTCTTTGATAATTTAGTCATTTTACACCTCGTGAAGTTAAGTAATCAAAGCGTCCGCCGTCGTAATCGTCTGGCTCGTCCGTGCTGTGCAGTTCAAATTCTGCAAGCGTTCCCATAGGATCGCAGTCAAAGTCCGTAATGGCTTCAAGCAACTCTATATGCAGATGGTCTGCAATCTGTGGGCATCTGCTAATGTATTGCCCGTGCCCACTTCTACGGGCTGCTTCTTCAAGCCATTGTCGACGTATTGCATTGATAGCTTCCAGCGCGTCAATCGCAGCTTGGGCTAGTTCGTTAATGTTGCCGCTCATGCTGCATACTCCCGCACAAGAAACCAATGTTTGCCTTTAGCGTCGAACGATTGGCTACCTGATTCTATAATTACGGCACGATTGCCTGAAGAATTACGATAGCAACCACAGCCCATTTGCGCTGCGCTATGGTATGTGTAGCCATTAGCTTCTAAGCGAAGCTGCGCTTGGCGGCGTGTTGAGTGGTATGTCATAACTTACTCCGTATTGGCGGGGCGTTGCCCCTGTTGCTGATGCCCTCTTATAAAAGCGTATTTTACAAAAGAAAAGCACTTTTTTCATATTGTGTAAAAATAATGGCGGGAAGCGCATTGCCACCCGCCACCTGGCTTTAGAATAATGTAGGTTGCAAGCAGAACTGCCAGTTGTATCTTTTAATCACCGCCTTCAAGCTTTCCTGAGTTAGCGTGTGATGCCCAGCCTTTAACTGCGCCTTCAGCAATGATTCCGATCCCCTTATAATTGCCTTGTTGCTCTCCCGAAAGCGATGTTCCATATATTCGGAAGGCTCTGGAATGTTCTTAATGCGCTCCGGTAATTCGTTTCGTATTTTGGTTCGCGCTTCAGAAAGGAACGTCATCATCTAAATCCTTTGTGTTATCCCATGTGTCGCTATGTGAATTACTTACTTGGCTTGCACCAGCTTCAGATCGGGGCGCAGTGTCGATGCTACCGACGCGCACGTTAAACTGTGGCTTGCCTTCGTATTCGTCGTGCGTCAGTTCGCCAGAGATAAAGACCTTAGTGCCCTTCTTTAGACTGCCAGCAAAGACTTCTGCTGCTTTGCCCCACAAGCTGCACCGATACCAAACGCTGCCAGCATCTTTGCCGAATCCGTTCTTGACGCCTACGTTGAAGCTGAGAACCTTGCTGTCACGAGTGTCGCGCAACTCAGCATCTTTGCCAATGTTCCCTGATATAGTAATATTCTGCATAACTCTCTCCTTAACCGCCCAGGGCGTTCATGTATGTTTCAAGCAGGACTTCGTATTCTGCCCGTTCGTTCTTTTCCATCTTGCGAAGGCGGATCACTGCGCGAAGGATTTTAACATCGTATCCGTGCGACTTTGCCTCGCTGTAAATCTCCCGAATGCTATCGGAGATGGTTTTCTTTTCTTCCTCTTGGCGTTCAATGCGCTCGATCAAAAGGCGCAGCATATCATCATTCGTATCAGTCATATTCTTCACTCCATTTTATATTGTGTTTGCTTCCGTATGCGTAAATAAACTCAATCAAATCTCCCATTTGTCCCTTGGTCAGCCTGGACGATCTAAAGCCTATTGGAAATGGCTTGTTGTCTAGGCCATGCTCAAACTGCACCTCATGTCCGCAAGCAGCCATAAAGATTGCTTTCCAGACCTCTGGCACATGAGTTCGACCTTCTGGCTTCTGTCGGCTGACGTCTGAGATCATTGCCCACATTTTATTGTTCTGATCCAGTGAGCGTTCTTCTGGTGATATTTTAACCACCGCATTGATTGGCGCTTTGTCGATTAGCTGGTGCGCCAACCTTCTTTGATGCTCTCCGCGAATCCAAACTGTTTGCGTCATTCGCTTTGAGCCTCTTTAATCTCACGCGCCTTTGGGCTGGCTTTGCAGAACGCTTCTATCAAGGCTTCTACGTCGATGCCTTTCCAGAACGTCTGCTCACCGATTATGTGCTGGTTTCTATGATGCTCACCGCATAGTGGGACTACTCGCCAATCATCTGGCTTTTGTCCCATCCCTGCGCCGCTACCAAGCCTTACATGAGCGCATTCGATTGGCATTTGCTCACAACCATCTATTGAGCAATGGAACGATCGAATGAAGTTCAGGTGACCTTGTGAGCGCCAGCGCGTTGAACGCTTTGGCTTCTTGGCGATGCGCTTAGGAAGCATTGTCATTGGTATCCGTGCTTAGCACCAAATGATATTCAGCAATGTAGGATGATTCTCCCCAGCGATTGACCACTTCAACCTTTTTCGTTTCGATCTTGTGCCCAAGCTTTCGCAGATCATTAATCCTCGATGCCAGGCGATATACGCCAAGGTCGCGCCATGCTGCAAATGGCTGTATCGGCCCAACGGCTAACAGGTGGTCGTATATTCTTTCGTTCTGTGTCATTTTGATTCTCCCAACTCTAATAACGCTTTTACGTCTTGGTCAACTTCTACAAGGAATGCTGCAACCTCTGATTCCAGAATTGCAAGCATATCGTTGTCACGTTCGACCCGCTGGATGTAGAGCGATAGATTGTCTGGCATCCGTGGATCAAAGCTTACAAAATCGCACCACTGCCTGTCAGCGCAAGCCATCTGCCATTGCATCTGCAATAGATATTTGTGAGCGACCTGGCCGCTCTTTAGCGTCTCAATGTGCGTGGCAGAGTTTGGGCACTTAATCTCTAAGCATCCATCATGCCCTACAAGCCCGTCAGGGCTGGCGTGAGAGCCGATAATGGTCGGGTGCTTATACAGCCCTACCTCAGTGACTTCATGGCCTGTAACGAAGCTGTAGGCGGTTCTGGCTTCTTCCTCTTTTTCCTGTCCCCAGATCATAGCGGCGCTGCTGAAGCTTTCTTCCTGCCGACCTGTAAGCCGTTCGATTACAAGCTTGGCCTGTAGGTTAGCGCGAGATGCTCCGTAGCCTGATTTGGTCTTGGCTAGGGCGTCTGCCAGTTGGGAAGCGCCAAGGCTCCCACAACGTGCTGCAAACCATTCTGGGCTGCGTTGGATGATTGCTGCGTCTGTCATGCTAGTTTCTTTTCTAATGCAGCCTTAACCGCATCGAAGCGGGTTTCCTGCAATTCCTTGAGTGCGCTGATTTTGTAATGCTTGCAGAGCAAAGCCATGTCGGTCTTGGTTTCGTCTACTAAGGATTGCAGTTCAGCAAACTGTTTGTCGCTGATAAACTTGATGCGTGGCGCTGGTTCGATTTTGCCTGTGGTGGAATCCAATGCATCATGCTCGACAATGCAAAGGGCTGCTGTCCAGAGATAGCGGGTGGAGTAAGTCTCACACGCGCCAATGTTCTGAATCTCATGACAGCCTTTAAGATTAGCTGAACCCATTGGGCTGTGAATGATAATCTGTGAGCCATCCTCTACATCGACGATGCTCATAGAAGCGAACTTTTCAGCAAAGCTGATAACCGCGCAAAGCCCAACATCGTTAAAGATTCGCAGGGCTGGAACGAGGAAGTCGCCAAGCTCAAAATATTTATATCCAGCGAAAGTGTTCTGGCCGGACTTCTTGAGCGGCAATTCGTGAAAAGCAATCCGTGCTTCATTAAGTTTTTTGTGAACTGGCATTGATATTCTCCTTATGCAAAACGTGGATATTTAAAGCGGATCGGTTCTGCTGACCAATTCCGAATCGTCATAACGTCACCAATAAGCTCGGCTAGGTGTTCGCCATAGTTTGGGTGGCAAGCGCCAGCATTGATTGCCATCTCAACAAAGTCGCATGGCAAGCATTCAAACGTGTCGGTCAGTGTATGACCACAAACTGTGCATTTTTCTTTTGTCATGGTTGCTCCTTTTTTATTTTGTAAATACCTTGTAAACATCGTTCGCAGGAATTAAAAGCGTTTTTTATCGTCAATCGAAAGAAAGTTTAATATGACCACTGTCCAGGAAACAATTGCGGACTTCTTCAATGTCGCAAAGCTGCATAAAATCAGAGCCTGTCAGATAGCAAATGAAGCTGGCATCACCCGTGTGACATTATCCAATTGGAAGACGGATCGCTGTGAGCCAACTTTATCCGCATGGCTCATGGCCACTGAAGCACTTGAACGGTTAGTCGCACAAAAGCTTGATGCATGAAGCGCTTTGGCAAATATCGCGCCGTCAAGTCGCATTGCCGAACTGGACACACGCACGATAGTAAACGTGAAGCCATCCGCTGCAACGAACTACACGCATTGCAAGAGGCAGGGAAGATCAGCGATCTGATGATCCACCCGCAATACTGGTTCGTAATCAATGGTCGCCAGCTTAAACACCCTAACGGAAGGCGCGTAGGATATAAATCTGATTTCGAATATGTCGAAAACGGTATGCTGGTGACTGAGGACGTTAAGGGAGTCGTTGTCAGGGATTGGCCTCTGCGCCGCGCTGTCTTTATTGCGCTGTTCCCCGATCACACATTGCGGGAAAGCAAATAAAAAATGGGTGACCGAAGCCACCCAAGTTTGTTTTGGTCAGGAGAGCCAAGCTGCAGACAATAGATTGAAACTGTGCGTTCGTCAATGCTGCCAAATAACGCTTTTACAAATGTGTGTTTTGAGTTATGTAAGAGCGAGCGGGGAGTGCCCAAGAGAGGAAAGGCACTCGACCCGCTCTAACAACGCCTATATAGGAGGCATCGCTGTAATGAGTAATACACGCCACAGAACCATCACGCAAGACTTTGCGTCATGAGCATTAAATTAATGAGCGCCGTGTGGGAGCGCGATGATCTCACATCAACTCAAAAACTCGTTCTATTAGCTTTGGCTGATTGGGCCAATGATGAAGGGCTTTGCTGGCCTTCGATAGATAGGGTTGCTCTTAAGGCATCTCTGACAAGCAGGGGTGTGCAAAAAACAATCCGCGCTCTTGAAGAAATGCAGTTTCTTCGCAAAGAAGAAATAAAAGGCAGGGGAAATAAATACTGGGTTTCTATGCCCACGAACGATGTTCACCCCCGAACAACGTTCACCCCACCCGTGTCACAGGTTCACCCCTCCCCTGAACCACGTTCACCCAATACATTAAAGATACATCAATTAAACACCAAGTATATAATAGAGGGGTATCCAGTCTGGTTGCCAATTGATGCTTGGCAGGGTTGGGTTGAGATGCGGAAGCAACGCAAGCGCCCATTAACCGACAGGGCTAAGGATAGGGCATACAAGAAGCTGGAAGCCTTGCATCTGGCAGGACACGACATAAACGAATTGCTAGACCGTTCGACAATCAACGGCTGGCTCGATATATACGAACCCAAGGAGCAGAAGCATGGCACAACAAATCGGACAACTGGTAAGCCTGGAAACCAAAACGGCTTTGCCGCAGCACTTCGATACGTCGCGGATGGACGAACTGATGAGCCGTTCTGATCTTACAGTAGCAGAGTGCGATGAACTACGGTCGATTGCCTTAGCGATGCCTGTTGAGAACATCCCAGTTGAAACCCGCGAACTTGCCAAGCAACTGCAATTCATTGAAGCAACCCTGCCAAGCAAGAACACCGACGAGCAAAGCGGACAGATGCGGACAGCAGTCTATGCACGGATTCTAGGTGGCTACACGAAAGAAGCCCTTAGCTACATGACAGAGCGCGTCTGCAAAGAACTTGATTGGTTCCCGACGCCGCGCCAGTGCTTGCAGATATTGGATAGCTACACGCCGCGCACGACCCGAAAGGACAAGGCACTTCTGATCTGTTCGAATCACACGCAGAAAAGATTCGAAGAATTTATTTCAAAGCTACACTGTGGTGAGCCAGTAGAGCTTGCAGACAAACCAGATCGCTGGTTACGCATTGCCGAAGATCGCGGCTACCTTCGATTGATTGATGGGGAATTTACAATCAGATGACGCAAAGCGCAGCCACTGTCTTGATGTGTGACCTGGCTAAGTATCACAAGGGACGTATATCAATGGATGATATACGAAAGCACTGGGCAAAGGGAAAGTATAAGGGCGCACCTGAAGCCTGGGCGATTGCTGCGATTGAACACGCAAAACAACAGAAAGCATAATTAATTGAATAATGCGCTTTACATATAAATCTGCCAAGATTATGAGGGTGCATCAGCAAGGGGATTTTCCCCGCCAAATAGGAGACTGACATGACAATTACACTAGCTGCATTTGAACGCATCGACACGCTGCTATCCAAGCAGCTTCGTGCTGGCCCATTTGAAACGTGCGCCGATCCACACGAATACATCCGCACTAGCAATCGACTGTTTGATGCTTGCATCGACGCAATGGGATTTGTCTACATGGATCAGTTTGCAAGCGCAGAGGAATGCGCTGCGTCAATCGTTACGACAGCTTTGCTATCTTCAACATTTGTTGAGGAGGACGTATGAAAGTCCTAGTAGCTTGTGAATATTCAGGCCGTGTGCGTGATGCTTTCATAGGGGGGGGGGCTGATGCCATGAGTTGCGATTTGTTGCCTACAGAAGCTCCTGGGCCGCATTACCAAGGTGATGTGCGTGATGTATTAGATTACCCTTGGGATCTAATGATAGCACATCCACCATGTACTGATCTTTCGGTTAGTGGTGCGCGGCATTTTGAAACAAAACGTCTTGATGGTCGCCAGCAAGCAAGCGCATCCTTTTTCATGATGTTGGCTAAATCTGACATTCCACGCATTGCAATTGAAAATCCAGTCTGTGTTATGTCTAGACTATGGCGCAAACCTGACCAGATCATTCAACCTTGGCAATTCGGGCATGGCGAAACCAAATCAACTTGCCTCTGGCTGAAGGGACTTCCAAAGTTGACTCCAACGAATATTGTTGAAGGCCGCGAACAACGTATGCACCGACTTCCGCCTTCACCAGATCGCTGGAAGATTCGCAGCACGACATACAAGGGCATTGCAAAGGCAATGGCTGACCAATGGGGCAGTATGCAATGACACCAGCCAAGCTTAAACTAGCACGTAACCGCATGGGCTACAGCATCAACGACATGGCAGACGCTCTCCGCCTATCACCAGACAATGGCGGCACAACAATCCGCAAGATGGAAGCTGGCAAGGTTCGTATCACTGGGCCTATAATGGTTGCAGTCGATGCAATGCTAAAGGGATATGATCCGTTCTGTTATCTAGATGGGGAGGGCGAAGATGATGATGAGCGTCAATAACTATGAAATTATAGGCAAAGCCATTGTTGAGCGCGGCGGCAGTGTGTTTCAATACACGCTGAAGCTGCTTTATCTTGGCGATGGGACGCCTTGGTGGACTTGTTCGGCTGCGCTGGAATGGCCTTGCAGCAAAGAGTTTTTTGACAGCGTTGAAGTTGGTGAACGGCTAAACATTACTATTCAATCGGAGACTAGGTGATGGCAGATGATATACTACAATTCCAGGCTGGTCGCGAAGCTGCTATAAACGGATTTAAGCGCGACGAACGGCGTGGCAAAGATTGGCTGGACGGCTATGACCAAGTGAAGGCGGAGGAAGATAATGAGTATTGATACACACCAAGTTGGCGGTGACCATTACGCATCCAAGACCGTTCAACCTTGGCAAGCAATGGAGTCCTGGATGTCGGCAGAAGCTTTCTCAGGTTATTTGCAGGGTAATTGCATAAAGTATTTATCCCGCTATCGTGATAAGAACGGCATGGAAGATTTATATAAAGCGCAGCACTACCTTGCCAAGCTATGTGAACACGAAAGCGAGAGAAATGATAGAGGCACCCAAGATTGAGCAACGCAGTGTTGCGAAGCTGATTCCATACGCATCCAACAGCAGAACGCACAGCGATGCACAGGTAGCGCAGATCGCAGCCAGCATTAAAGAGTTTGGCTGACTAACCCTATCCTTGTGTCAGGCGACAACAGCATCATTGCTGGGCATGGCCGACTGATGGCTGCACGGAAGCTGGACATGGAAGAAGTGCCAGTGATCGTCTTGGATCATCTCAGCAAGGCACAGCAACGCGCCCTAGTGATAGCAGACAACCAACTTGCCATGAATGCAGGGTGGGACATGAATATGCTGAAGGCGGAGATCGAAGACCTCAACCTAGAGAACTTTAACCTAGAGCTGCTGGGCTTTGATGATGACTTTCTGGATGGATTGCTGGAGACAGCACCATCGGGAGGTAACACCGACGAGGACGCTGTTCCTGAAGTTCCTGAAACACCAAAGACCTTGCTGGGTGACGTATGGGTGATGGACAAGCATAGACTAATGTGTGGAGATAGCACCAGCATTGATGATGGTGAAAAGTTAATGGATGGTTTATTGGCTGACTTAGTTTTTACTGACCCGCCATATAATGTCGCCTATTCAGGTAGGGGCGCAAATAATCTTGGAACCATCAAAAATGATGATATGTCGGCAGAGGACTTTGAGCAATTTTGTAGAGATGTATTCTCAACATACAATGCAATAATGAAGCCATTGGCCTGTATTTATGTATGCCACCCTGACAGCGCATCTGCACCCAAAATAGCATTTGAAAAGACATTTGCTGAACAGTTTAAAAAATCATCAACAATTATATGGATGAAGCAATCTGCTGGTATGGGATGGCAAGACTATCGCGCCCAGCATGAGCCTATTTTGTATGGGTGGAAAGAAGGCAAGGGAAAGCATTTTAATTCTGGAGATAGGACAAAAACATCTGTTTGGAAAATAGGCAGGGATGCTCAAAGCACCTATGTTCATCCAACCCAAAAGCCAGTTTGCTTGCCAGAAGAAGCAATTATGAATAGCAGCAAAGGCTCAGACTGCGTTGTAGACTTGTTTGGTGGCAGCGGATCAACCTTAATTGCTTGTGAAAAAACAGGACGTGTTAATCGCAGCATGGAACTAGACCCAAAATACTGCGATGTAATCATCAAGCGTTGGCAGGACTTTTCTGGTAAGGTAGCTATTCACGCAGAGACAGGTGAGAAGTTTGATGGCTGATGTTAAACTAACCGCAAAGCAGGAAGCATTCGCTCAAGCTATAGCTGATGGGCTTGGTCAAGCTGACGCTTATCGCATTGCTTATGATGCTGAAGGAATGAAGGATAGCACTGTTTATTCCAAGGCTTCTATCTTGATGAGTGACGGCAAGATTAGGGCAAGAGTCGACGAATTGAAAACTATGGTTGTCGAAAAGCAATTATGGACACGCGAAATGTCTGTCAAAGGGTTGATACAAGCGTATCGGATCGCCCAGGATGCAAAGACATCAACAGGCATGACAGCAGCCGTTAAAGAGCTAAACGTAATGCACGGGTTCAACGAGCCAACTAAGCTTAGTATCACTGGCAATATGGTTACACGCATCGTGCGCGAAGTGACTGATGACAACGCTGAAGATTAAAACACCGCGCTGGTTCAAGCCATTCCTAAAGCC